ATGCTGATGATCTTATATGCTGACTCCATCTTGAATGAGCTTAATAAGCTGTTGCGAAGATTCCCAAAATAGTCTTTTATCATTGAGTTCAGTTTGAAGGATTTGAAGTGCAACACATACCGGCATGCCTCTCTCTATCACATACCAAGCGGCAACCTTAACCAGTCTCTTGTCCGCTTCCAGGTCTGTCATAACTCGCGAGCTGCTTTTTTAATAAGCACCTTGATGGCATCATCAAGCTTGTTAACTGATGTATGAATCATCTTAAGTAGATCGCGCTTTTCTGTGTTGTTTGCAACAGGATGATCAAGCATCAATTGCACAAGCCCTGCGATGTTGGTGAGTGGTTGCCGTATCTCATGGCTCAGCATGAAGCGAAATTCCTCAAGCAGCAACTTCTGCCTTTCATAATCATGCGAGTTGATGGAGGTAACATCGACTAACTGAATGCCAACAAAGTGCAAGGTGTCTTCAATTGCGAAGCAGTTCCAGATGTTGTATCTATCGATGGTATTTTTTAGGCGAGTTCGAGCATATACACGCGATGGCTCAGGTGCATGCTTGCGAGCCAACTGAATTGCTTTGATGAAATCTTCTTTGTCGCCTTCGATGCTTATGATATCCGAAATCTTACTCGGCTTGATGTGGCTTGAGTAGTTTTTAAACAGCTCATTGCTTGACACAATTAGGCCGCTTTCATCAGTCACCACATAAAAGAGGTCGATTGAGTTCTCTAAGATGAATAGCGAAGACATTGCTTGAGTTCGCTGTAAAGGTTATTCCAAGCAGACATCGAGCTCCATGCCCATTGCGCTGTGAGGTAAATTGTAAATGTTAGCAGCATGCCCATGATTGGAGCATCCATCGTTGGCTTATACTCGGTGAACTCAGTGCGCGGCTTGATGATAATCTTAGCCTCTGGCTTAGGAGCAAGCAAGAATGCAGATGTGCTCGGTGTGATTGTGTCGCTTGCGTAGGTTTGCTGCATAAATATCGGCTCTGGCATTGGCTCAATTGGTGGCAGCTCGTAAGTTTGCCCCCATTGGTTAGTGCAATAGTGCTTGCCAAAGATAGTGAAATTCTCCATTGATTGATAAATCACTTGGGGCTTAACCTCTATGCGATTATGATGCGTATGGACCTTACAGCCAATACCCACCACGCAACCCTCATCGAGGGTTGTGATCACTTGTACTGAGTCGATGCCGTCATCCATTGCTGTTCGATTTAGGTATGTATCCTGCGGCTACCATTGCGGCCACAATTGCTGCGAGTGTTTCTGTTGTAATCTGCTTGAAGATAAGAGCAAACACGCTTGAGAGAATCACTAAGCTGCCAATTGTTGGCCTCCAATACTTGAGTATGATATCAAGCACTTGCCTTGGCTTACTTACTTGCTTCCTTGTCGCCATATCCCCACATGTGATTAAAAACGTATGATGATTTTAACTTCTCAATGAACTGCTCCAGTGTAAGGTCCATCTCGTCAAGCATTACAAATGGCTCCGTCTTATGCCTAAGCAAATATATGTTATACAATTGCTGCAAAATAAAGTTGCGCCTCTTTCTTGCGCCTTCTTACAAGTCCGGTAGATACCTCGCCGCCTGCTCTGTTCCACTTAAGGAACTCAGCTGCAATCTTCGGGTCGTTTGGGTTGGCTTTTACAAACCTCAACAGCTGCGACTTAGCAAGGTTGCCTGCACCAAGGTTATAGCAGAAACTTACAAGCGCGTCGAACTGGTTAGCGTTCACTGGTGTGCCGTTAAGCAGTCCAATCACACTGCCCTCAAACTCCTTAAGGTGATCCTTAAGCATCTGCACCGCTTGCTCCTTGCTTATGGTCTGCCCGAGCTTCACCTTGCTGCCGTCATGGTAGTAGGTTGCGCCGTAACCGATGGTTGGCACTCCTGCGCTGCATAGGTAGGATGTCAAGCGCAAGCCTTCAAGCTCCTGTATGAGTCGGATGCCGTTATCAGAGGTTTTCATTAGATTGTATACTGAACATGAATTGAGACTGCAACTTCTGTATCAATAGCTGTTGTATTAATTGTTATATCTAAATTCTTTGTTGCTGATTTTGATTTTATATTGCATTCATTTATATCGCCAAATGTTCCTACATACATAGTCATTGACCCGTTTACTAAATTATTTGCAGAAAAATTAGCACTCGGCTCAATAGGTAGTGTTAATTCAAATCTATCTCCATCGAGTCCTGTATCTGGTATCATACGAATACGAAATGAACAGATAACAATATCCCCTATCTTTTGATAAAATGGATAACCTTCTACTGTTATAGTTCCACCTGAAAAAATGTTGCTTACAACTGGTGTCCATGTTCCACTACTCACAATGTTGCCAAGTTCAATCTGCGAAGATGTGCCTTGAGGTGATTGCGTTGTATTGCTAACGTCCACAATGTAGAGCAAGTCATTGCTTGCTGCTTCTGTGATTGTTACTAAGTCGGTAATTTTTACTCCTGCCATGATTCGATTATTATAGGTTTGTAGTTTATCAAAGGTAAGGCTTTCACCCAATCAATTGAGCACTGCTCAACTTCTTCGATGCTGATGATGTGATTGCCGTCAGCATCCATAATAGGGTTAAAATAATTGTCGGGCATAAACTGAATGCCAACAAGGCTCTGAGCCTCTTCGTATGTAAGTTGATGTACTTGCATTAGACTTGACGGGATAAGGTGGTGTTGAACGCTTGAACGGAAGTATAGAGTGCCGCTGCTTCGGTAGTATTTAATCCACTACCAAGAAAAGCAAATGCATATTGATGCGTTAAAAAAGTTTGAGCCGTTCCACTTGCATTTCTTGCCCCTAAATAAAAATTAACATTTGGTAATGCAGCAATTGCAACAGTATTTGTACCTAATGAAACACCAGCTCTATATGCTTGAAATAATGTATTTGAAGTTCTTGAAGCCATTAAAAATCCAGTTGAAGGATTTGCAGTATATAAAATTCCATTTGCTACAACTCCACTATTAAAATTTGCTCCCGTTAAATTATGATGTAAAAAACTACTTGAAAATGAACCATATAGTTTTGTGCCACTTACATCGTTAGTTCTTGAGTACATACCAAATGAATGGCTATTTAATGACAAATTTACTGAAGGAATTAAGAAGGTATTAGCATAAGCATTTGTTCCATTAGGCAGTGCACCATTAACTGAGTGCGTCCATCCACCCGTAAAGGTTAAACGGAATGCAGCATTGGTATCAAGTGGATTCTTAAGGTTGAACTTATGCGTTGTTGCCGTTCCTCCTACCATAGGATAAATCGCATTCATTTTTGCCCACGTTCCATTGGCTTTCATGCTTGTTACCAATGTGCAAATGGCAGATGTGATAGTGGGGTCTGTAATTGCAGCAGCCGATAGGAATGCAAGTGCATCAGCATCTACACAAGCAGAACTTGCATACAAATATGGGTTGACTAAGAAGCTCATGCGTAGTTTCCGATTAACATAACTTTCAATCCTTTCGCCGTTCCATCACCAATCTGGTCAATGTCGATTGTAATCTCTGCATCATCGGCAAGTGCTGTGTCGCTTATCACTGGTGGAGTGGCAGCCGTTGTGCTTGTCTTCTCGGTGTTGTCTATGGTTAGCTTAGTGCTTAAGATACTTGTACCGCCTTCATTGATGTCAACAGTGAATATTGTACCACTTGCCTGAGCCGTTGTTAGTGATGCTCTTACCGCTGTTAGTGTCACTGCTCTTGGCATGCGGAAAGTAATCTTTGCCGTTCCTGTTGCAAGTGCAGTGGTTTCATCTGATGCTGCAACAACAAGCTCGAATGGAGTGGCATAGTTACCACTGCCAAGCAATGAAGTCGAGTTGATGGTCTTGATGTTCGTGCCGCTTGTTAAGGTATCTTGCTTGGCGTTTATCTGCGTTTGAATTGCAGATGTTACATTTTTTACATAGCTTAACTCAGTAAGACTTGGATAGGTTGCAACTGGTAATGATGCTATGATTCTTGCAGCAGTAAAGTATGCAATCTCATTAACAGTTCCACTTCCAGTTATTGCATCAACTGGTGTACCATCAAGATTTAAAACCCAAGATGTATATGTTCCACTACCCGTATGATTTTTAATATCAACAACAAGCGCACCAGTAGCAGCATTATAACTTGTTACTTCCCCGTGCATATGATTTGCAGGATTAAACACAACAAGTATTTCTTGCAATGGAATGTAAGATAAATTTAAGTCAACAGTAAAATTCTTTGACCCGTTGCTTACACTATTTGATGTAACAGATGATGTCTTGTATCTATCAGAAAGAGAGTTGATAATCGGCGCAGCAGGGTTGGTATTATCAACATTAATATTTATGCCTGAGTTAACCGATGTTACTGTGCCTACTGGAATGGCAGGGAATGGAGTCGGTGTTCCCAATCCATCAAGGTAGTCGGTGACCAATCCTGTTGGCACATTGAACTTGCCATCAAATGTATTCCAATCGGTTGAGGTCAAGTATCCGTCAGTGCTTGTGTCTGCTTGGCTGATGCTGATATCGGGAGTAGTGCCTCCGCTTGATGATATCGGCAGCGTTGCGCTCACCGATGTCACACCTCCAACTGTTACCACTGCCCAAACAGCTGCTCCGATTGTGGCATCAGAGCATAGGTAAACGGTGCCATCATCCAAACTCCATCGAGAGCCTACAACGAAGCCCTTGGTTGAATCATCTGTTACTTGAGGTACAAGCGTAAAGTTGTGCGTAACATCGCGAATTGTGAAGCCGTCTTGCTCCATGTAGTACAACCGCCCTGCTTCCCACTTCAGCTCGTAACTTATCGAGCAGATTTGCGCCGTGCCTTTTGCTCCGCCGTTGCCTGCATCGGTTGTTCCCTTGCGGAAGAAAGCACCGTTGTCAAAGCTTAGCCCTGCATTTGCAATGAAGTCAATGTCATTGGTTGTGCTGTTGCCGAGATCGGTTACTTCTTGCAATGTTCCAACTGCTCCGCCGCCGCCTGGCACGTTTACCTCAACCACTCCAGGCGATGTGAGTGATGCTGTCACTCCTGCACCGGTGAAGTTTAATGTTGTTGCAATCGGTGTCACCTCAACCCCTTCTTCCTCCACTGATATCGCACCGCCGCCGCCACCAACAGCCACCAATGGATCATCTGTTGTTCCTTTTCCTGTGATGGTAACACCATCAACAGCAACCTCAGTCAAGCAAGGAACACATGGCTGCAAGTCTGGAAGCGGAATGTCTCCTGTTGCGCATGTATCATAGCAGCCGTCTTCACTTGTTGTGATTACTTGCACATCCATATCAACGGAAACACAAGCCCACTCATAGTTTGCTGTTAAGGTCTTAATCTCATTTGCATATCCACTCGGCACAACCTCGTAATTAATCACTCCAATGCTCTGCTTGAATAGTGGATCAGTGCCGCTCGTCAGCTTGTATACTCTGGAAGCAAGCCAGTCCTGAGCATCCTCTGCATCGCAAGGAAGGTGACTCTTGCGCACGATGGCATAAGCAGTAAGCGGAAAAGTTGTGACATACAACTGCTTGCAGCCGCTCATCTTATAGGCTTCCGTTTTTGCAACAGTTACCTTGCCACGCTTTGCCCAGAACAATGTGCCGTTCTTTGCATCGAAGTTAGTTACAACCTCCGCTTGACCATTGCCAATGTAATGCACCCAAGCTTTGTCGTTTCCGTTTGCGTTAAGCTCGCAGAGATTGAACTGCTTGTCGAATATATTGGCAACCTCAACACGTTGGTTGAGCCTTTCGATTATGGTCTTAAGTAGATTCATGGTTTGCTTATCTGATTTGAGATTTGCTCAACAAGTAAGTCAGCATGTAGCTGAAGCATTGCTGTTTGTTCCTCTTTGGTTGGTTGAAAGATTGGTCCGTATAACTTTTGCAATCCTTCAGCTTTGCCTGCTTCGTCTGCTTGGATGTAGATGGCAACTCCGAATCCTTGACTGAACACTGAGCCCTGGTCTGTTGCAAATGATCGCTTAAGGAAGCCTGTAAGCTCCAATGGAGGTCTGCCGTTCTTTGCTTTTATTGCTGCGTATGCAGGAGTGTAAGGCTTAGTCGGTAGCTTTTGCCCTGCTGTGTTAGTTCCTCCGCTTGTGCCTGTTCCAAAGATTCTGATAAACATCTCACGGCGCATATCCAAAACAGCGAAAGACAATGGAGTAAACCCTCCGCTCCACTCTGAGAACAGCGCATCAATCCTTCCACTTATCTCTTTAGGAGTAGCCATTATGGTAAGGCTGTCACATACTTCATATTACGTCTGCAATCAAAGCACGTATTATCATCTGGCAGTCGCATGTTTTCCAACATAGCCTTAAGCTCTTCGTTGTATCTCGTTGCTGCAATATCTCGCCCTGCAATCATACCATCGTTAGGGTCGGTAGTTGCAAAGCCAGTGTTCACGCTGACAGTTGTATTTACTCTCTGATTCGGGCTTATTGTTAGCCCGTAGTTATAAATCTCTACCGCCGTTGCATAAGCAAGCGGCATTGCCATCAATCCACCTATGCTGCACAGCCAAGCTTCACGATCACAGTTTACATTGTACACAAGCGACATCCCTTGCGTGTACTTCTTAGACTTGGAACTAACAACATCAGTGCCGCTCACCGTTAACTCAATACCGATGGCATCCACAAATGGGCACACGTGCACCGCTCTTAGGTGTCCTCCGCAATCAGTGCAACTGCCCTTCTTAGGAATCATTTTGGTGGTGTCGTACAATGACTCATAGACAAATGCCAAATCCATCTTGCGGCGATTCGCTTTGAACGTCTTGCCGATAAACTGCTCAACCGCTTCCGATTGGTAGAAGAAGGAATCAATCAGCTTCAAGGTGCTCATGTCGTAGACAAATATCTCCACTGGCACTGCCATTGTGTAGATGTCAATCTTAAAGTTTGACAAGTAGAAGTTGAGAAAGCTTGATGTGTTCGGGTCGATTGTTACTCTGATGCCTGTATACTTTCCTGCACCTACTGCAAGGTCCACATTGCTTGCGTTGGTCACCACTTGACCGATGCGCTTAGACTCGACAACTGTGTCTGCCTTCATCATTGGACTTAAGCGGCTCAGGATATCGGTTGACATCTTGCGCCAAGCAAATGCTCGCTTTGCTTCGAACAGCTCAACTCCGCTGTTGTATTGGTCTGTGATTAGCTGCCCGAGTAAAGTTTGATTGATGCCAAGGTCGTCAATGTAAAGCCCTGTTGTTGGCTCTGGTCTATCGCAACCTT